GATTTATCAAGACAATTACAACAACTAAAGATCAATGACGCATTAATCGGTAGTGCCTCAAAGCACAAGGCAGTTAATGTAGATCAAGTTGTTAAATTATTAAAATCAGATATATCTTTAAATGATGATGGGGTTGTTGAAGTTCTTGCAAATAATGGGACACCTCGCTATAATGGAACAGGGGAACTTTTAACTGTTGATGAATATGTCAACGAGTTTCTTACTTTAAATCCTCACTTCGTAAATGCTACCCCAGCTGGTAGTGGAAGTGTGGGAAATACTGCTCGGCCATCTCCTTCAAAGCCGTTAAACTTGGGTGATCTGGATATGACAAAACAATCTGATAAAGAACTTTATCGAGAGTATCGTAAGGAAAGGGATTCCAAACCGACTGTCATAAACTTAACCAAATAGCTTAAAGGAGTAAATTATGGCTAACGAGACGACTAGTTCGACGATAAGCGAACTGTATAACGAAATCATAGCCGAAGCTTTATTTGTAGCGAGTGAGCAATCTATAATGCGTGGATTGGTAAAAAACTATGCGATTACTGGACAAGGTAAAAGTGTAGAAGTTCCAATTTATGCTACTGTGAGTGCTGCCGCTGTGAGTGAGGCAACTGATTTATCTAATACTGCAATTAATCCTACTTCTGTTACTATAACAGCAAGTGAAATTGGAATTATGACTACATTAACTGATTTAGCTAGAAATAGTGCATCAAGAAATGTTGGAGCAGATATTGGTAAATTGTTCGGTGAATCGATTGCAAAAAAAATAGACACAGATCTAACTGCATTATTTGATGGTTTTTCAACAAGTGTGGGCGGTACTGGAACTGAACTAACTATAGCAAAAATATTTGAAGCTGTGGCAACTTTACGACAAAGTGGAGTGCCTGGACCATATTATGGCGTGTTCAATCCAAAAGTGATTTACAATGTTAAAAAATCTTTAACAAATACTTTTGTAAATCCTAATGCTGGAGATCTACAAAATGAAGCGATGAAAACTGGCTTTATAGGTCAAATCGCAGGAGTCCAAATATTTGAAACTTCAAATGTTGATGGAACAACCGACACAGATAATTGTAAAGGTGGAATCTTCTCACAAGATGCTTTAGGACTTGCTATGATGCAGGACTTAAAACTTGAAACTCAAAGAGATGCGAGTTTGAGAGCAGATGAAATCGTTGCAACTGCTGTTTATGGTGTAAGCGAATTACACGATTCTTATGGTATTGAAATGCTAAACGAATCAGTAATTAACTAAAATTAATTAATTAGAGGGGATTAATTCCCCTCTTACAAATGAGGATTTTATGGCAATAGATTCAAATATAATGAAAAGTAATAAGGCAGGTAATACAGAAATGATTAAGCTACAACGAGGCGATAAGATTATTGAACGCAGAAGAATTGATTGGGAAATTAATCAAGCCAACTTTATGATGAGAGGTTTTAGTTTAATGGAAGATAAACCTAAAAAGAAAAAAGCTACTAAACCAAAATTAGTAAAGGTATAAAATGAATACGAATTGTCCTGTTTGTGGCTGTGATAAAGATAAATGTATTTGCAATGATTATTGCGATAATTGTGGGGCATAATGGCAACATCTGAATTTAGTGTAGCAAATAGTGATTTGCAAAAAATACAACCAGATATTCTAGGTTTTGGCATTACTGACTTTGGTGATCAATTACAGTTCGCAGAAAATGATGTTTTAAGGCAAATTCGTGAGGAATGGTGGGAAAGATATAGACACCAAATAAGATATAAGGACATTACAAAGGTTACTTCTGTTGAAATGACCTCAAGTAAATTAACTAATTCACAATGGACTATGGCAGTTTCCTATATGGCTTTATGGAAATATGTTTATCCACAGCTTACAAAATGGAAAGTGGATACAGAACGAGATTCATTTCAAGTACAAATAGATTTTTATAGGGATAGGTATAGCGAGGAATTTCAAGCCATAATGAGAGATGGAGTGGAATATGATGAAGATGCTGGTGGCACTATTGCCGATAGTGAAAAAGAAGCTATTCATTCTTTACGCCTTGTTAGATAATGGTTGCAGACATAAAGATTAAGTTCAATACAATTAACGCAACAAATTATTTAAAAAAAATAAGTCGGAATACACCCAAAGCAATTAAACAATCATTAGCTAGAGTATCAGCTTATGGCGTTAAGCAAATAACTGAAAAAACACAAAAAGGACAATCCCCAGATGGTGGCGGATTTCAAGGTTATGCTTCATCAACTAAAAAGAGTAGAAGGAAAAGAGGAAGACAAACATCTTTTGTGGATTTAACCGATACAGGACAAATGTTTCGTTCACTAGCTTGGGCGAATAGAGGTTATAAAAATATTTTATTTTTTAGAAGAAACACAGAGAATAAAAAAGCAGCTTATCACGATTTCTTTGGTGCTGGTAAGAGTAAAGTGATAAGACCATTCTTTAGTATTGGTAAAAAAGATGAAGTTCAAATGCAAAAAAGATTTGCACAACACTTTTTTAGATTGACAGGAATAAGATGAGTGAACGAGAAGATATAGCAAGTGATATAATTACAAAACTAGACGCAGTTTCTAGTCCTATTGAATTTAAAAAGATCACTAGAGAGCCATTTGACCCAGAGGAATTATCCAATGCTCAATTTCCAGCTTGTTTTGTGCAAACAGGAGATGAAACAAGAGAGGTAAGTACTTTAGGTGATGTGGGAACAGGAAAAAGACAAGGAACGATAGATTTTATCATTGTTGGATTTGTCAAGGGAACAACAAGCAATATTGATACATTACGCAACCAATTAATTGAGGTTGTCGAAGAAACTTTAGATGATGATATTAGTAGGGCTGGTAATGCCTTGAATACACAAATTGTTGAAGCTGGTACTGATGAGGGAGTAATATTTCCTTATGGTGGAGTGAGAATTGTGGTAAGAGTTGATTATCAATTTACAAGAGGAACATCATAATATAAAAAATTATTTTGACTATGTATAATAAAAACTATAAAAATAAATAGGAGTAAAACTTATGAGTGATGGAACAATTATTTTAAAACTTCCAAATTCTAGCGATACCATACAGGTAACAAAGGATATGGAAGAATATTATTTGAAAATGGGATATACAAAGACATCAAAAGTTGATACTCCTAAAGTAATAAAATTAACCCCCAAGAAAGATAAGGAGTAAAAATGGCTAATCACACAGGAGTTTCTGGTGTTGTTAAGGTTGGCACTAATGTTGTAGCAGAATTGAGAAGTTTTACTATTGATACTACTGCAGAATTAATAGAGGACACCACATTAACCGATACTTCAAGAACTTATCAATTTGGTAAAAAGGGAGCAACTGTTTCTGCAGAATGTTGGTGGGATGAAACTGATACGAATGGACAAATCGCAATTATCGAGGGTTCACAAGTAGCATTAAATCTTTATCCAGAGGGTGCTGATTCAGGCGATTACTATTTTTCTGGCACTTGGCTGATTGGTAGCAATTCTATTTCCATACCAACTGATGGTATTATTGAAGCTAGTTTTAATGCAACTTTAACAGGCGCATTAACTAGAGGCACAGTTTAATATTGAATGGCTGAAAAAAAAGATTTCTTTGAGGGAGTTAAATCACATTTTGATTCTCTTGAAACTAAAATTATAGAAGTCGAGGAATGGGGTCTTACAGGTAAGAATGCCATTTATAGTAAGCCATTCAATATGCTTGAAAAGGCAAAATTATTTAAAGGCGCAAACGAAAGCGACCTTAATGTTCTCATTGATGTTATTATTGAAAAGTCATTAACCAAAGATGGCGAAAAGATGTTCGATCTTGAACATAAAATAAAATTCAAAATAAAAGCCGATACAGATGTTATAGCAAAAGTTGCTACTGCCATTATGAATACATCTGATGATACAATTCCGACACTTAAAAAAAAATAAAAAATAACCCAGAAGTCCATTCTATATTTGCATTAGCTGAACGATTACATAAATCAGCTAGTGAAATATTGCAAATGTCTGTATATGAGTTTAATATGTGGTGCGCCTATTTTGATTTACAAAGGGAAGATCAAGAAAGGCAAGAACGCATTAATAAATCGAAAAGATAATGGCTACCAAAAAAGTAAATATTGACATCGTTGCAAGGGATAAATCCAAACGAGCATTAAAT